GTTATTAGAGCTTATTATTATCATCCTAAGTGGGTAGATATAAAGCCTAGTGATAATCCTAAGAGAATACCTACATTTGGTAACGGTAAAAAGAGTGAAACAGTAGAGTTATATATATTCAAGCCATATAGAAGTGGATTTTATTATTATGCTCCTGTTGATTATCATGGATGTTTACAATACTGTTCTTTAGAAGAAGAAGTAAGTAATTATCACATAAATAACATAAAGCAAGGTTTACAGCCTTCTTTATTAATCAACTTTAACAATGGAGTACCTAATGAGGAGACTCAAGAGTTAATTGAAAGAAAAATATACGATAAGTTTAGCGGAACGTCTAATGCAGGTAAATTTATACTAGCATTTAACGAGTCTATAGAAACTAAAGCAGATATTGACCCTATACACTTACCAGATGCTCACGCTCAGTATCAGTTCTTATCTGATGAGAGTAGAGAGAAGATAATGTTAGGTCACGGTATTGTATCTCCTATATTACTAGGGATAAAAGACAATACAGGATTTGGTAATAATGCAGAAGAGCTTAGAACTGCTTCTGTACTTATGGATAACATAGTTATTAGACCATTCCAAGAAGAGATTATAGAAGGTTTAGAAGATATGCTAAACTTTAACAAGATATACTTAAATCTTTACTTTATTACTCTACAACCAATAGAATTTACACAATTAGATAACATATCTACTAAAGTGAAGAGAGAAGAGGAGACAGGAGAGAAAATAAGCTCAAAGACTACTTTCAGCACTAAGCTAAAGAAAATAGATGGAGTTGAAGTTTACAAGACAATAAAAGAAGCAGAAGATAAGGCATTAGAACAAGGATGTAAAGGTTATCACGAACACGAAGTAGATGGAGAAGTATGGTATATGCCTTGCGAGTCTCATGATAGTGCTATTTCATTAAAAGAAAATAATGACTTTAGTGATGAGGATGGAAATGACCTTCTAAGCCAATTAGAGCCGCTAGGAGAGCGTATCTCGGATGATTGGGAGTTAATACACTCAGAAGCTGTAAAAGACTCGGAAAAGGACTTTAATTTAGCTAGTTTAGCTGAAGCTAATCCAAACAAGGATTCTAAGCAAGATAAAGGTATCTTTAAAGTAAGATATGCTTATATGCCAAATAGAAAGTCTCCTAACAGTAGAGACTTCTGTAAAAAGATGGAAATGTTTACTGAGGACAATGTAGTATTCCGTAAGGAGGATATAGGTCTTATGAGCTTTCAAGGAGTAAACAGAAAGTTAGGACATAAAGGTAATAACTATTCTCTGTTTAAATTTAAGGGAGGAAAGAATTGTCAACATTTCTGGGAATTAAGAGTATATAAGAAGAGAGTATCTCCTGAAACTGATGTAGACACGAGTGAAGCATTGAAAGATGGATTTGTTGAACCGATAAACCCTTCAGAGGTATCTACTAGACCAGCAGATATGGCTAACGGAGGAGCATATCCAAATATTTAATATTATGTCAAAAGCATTATTTATAAGCGTACTAGATTTAAAGAAAAGGTCTATCTTAGATGGTAACCTAGACTCTGACAAAGTAATTCAGTTTATTGAAGTAGCTCAAGATACGCATATACAAAATTATTTAGGAGGAAAGTTATATCAGAAATTACAAGACATTATCATAGCAGGTACAGTAGACCAACCAGCTAATTCTGATTATAAATTATTATTAAATACTTATGTAAAGCCGATGCTTATATGGTATGCACAAAGTAACTTTTTACCTTTTGCTATGTATCAGATAAGTAATGGAGGAGTATTTAAGCATAGAAGTGAGAACTCAGATACGGTTACTTACGATGAAATGGCTATGTTAATAAATAGAGTATCGGAAACTGCTGATTTCTATACAAGAAGGTTTTTAGATTATATGTCTTATAACAGTACATTATATCCAGAATATACTTCTAATAGTAATGATGATATGTACCCAGACAAAGATGTTAACTTTCATGGATGGGTTTTATAATATGAGAGAGAGAATGTATAAACCTAAAAAGGTAAATGTTGAGAAACTAAAGCAGTATTTAAAGAAACAAGAAAATGATGTGGACACAAACAAACACGCTGAACGCAAAAGTAAAATATAATTATAAAACAAAAAAGTAATGGCTAACGAAATATATAATACAACTTGGTGGGGAAATGCAATAGATACTGCAAGTACAGCAGGTACTGACCCTGATTTCTTTGGTTCACAAATAAAGATGAATGAGAGACAAGAAGTAGAAGCAGTTAAATGTTTAGCAGATTGGATACACACAACAGCATTACAAGATTTAAATAACTAAGACAATGGCAAAACCAAAATTAGCATTAATACCAGCAGCACAAGGAGATAAGTTTTATTCTGTACTTCCATCAGATGGAGTAGGAGACTTTGACTTTACTCGTAATAGTTCTGCTACTAGAATAGCACCAACTGGATTTATACAAGAAGTAGGAGCATTTGGAAGTGAGTTAGTTACTAACGGAAACTTTAATAATGATAGTGATTGGAGTAAAGAAACTGGATGGACTATTAGCGGAGGAAAAGCAAGTTATAATGGAAGTGCTAGTAATAACGCAATCTATCAAACTATCTCTGTTACAAGTGGTAAAATATATAAATTATCGTTTACTGTTGTTAATTATGTAAGTGGTACTTTAATAGGTAATATAAGTACTGGCGCAACAGCTGGAGGTACTGGCAATATAACTGCAAATGGCGATTATTCTTTTAATATAACAGCATCTGGTCAATTATGCATATTTAGAAGCACATCAAGTTTTAATGGTTCTATAGATAACATATCAGTAGTAGAAGTAGTAGGAAACAAATCAAGACTAAACTACGACTTATTAAATGGTAAAGTAGTTAATTGTCCTCATTACCTTTTAGAACCAGCTTCTACTAATCTTGTTACTTATAGCGAGGATTTTAGTAATGCAGCTTGGACAAAATCAAATACAACTGTAAATACAGATGTATCAACATCGCCAAATGGAGGTTTAAATGCTGATAAGCTTATTCCAAATAATAGCACAGATTTATCAAGCATTAGTAACTATGCCCTTTTTTACTTATCAAAAGCTGCGAGTGCAATAGAATACACTTATTCAGTATTCGTAAAAGAAAATGGTTTAAATGAAATTCTTATTATTGCTCAAGGAAACAGCGTTTCAAATAATGCTTCAGCTACTTTTTCACTTGCAGATGGAATTGTAAAAATTGCTGCATTATCTGCTGGTAATTTTAGTGGAGCTTCTACATCTATTGATAATTATGGCAATGGATTTTATAGATTAAATTTAACTTTTACAACTAATACAGATACTAACCTTAATATTCGTAACATTCCAACTGACAGTACGATAACTACTGGCAATGGAGTTAATGGCATTTCAATTTGGGGCGCACAATTAGAAGAAGGTTCTTACCCAACAAGCTACATTCCTACTAATGGAACAGCAATTACAAGAGCAGCAGAAACTGCTGATGGCTCTGGAGATGCAGCTACGTTTAACGATTCAGAAGGTGTTTTGATGGCAGAGACAAGTGCTTTGGATAGCGAATCAACTAACAAGATGATAACAATATCTAACGGAAGTAGTAGTACAAGGATTTTAATAAGATACGTTGGCACAACTTTATTAGCTCAATTAAGAATTTCTGGAGCAAATCAATATGAATTTAGCTATAACCCTACAAATATTAAAGACAACTTTAAAATAGCTCTTAAATACAAGGCAAATGATTTTAGTTTTTTTGTTAATGGTTTTGAATTAGACAGTAGCAATAGTGGTTCTACTTTTAGTGATGGCACTTTAACAGAATTAGCTTTTGATGATGGTGGTGGTGCAAATGATTTCTACGGAAAAACTAGAGAACTACAATACTTTGATTCAGTATTAACAGACTCACAATTAGAAACACTAACAAGTTGGACATCATTACAAGAAATGATTACATCTCAATTATATACAAATTACTAATGGCACAAACACTAAAATTTGGAAATAAAGTATGGGCAGCTAAAGAAGAATCTGTACTGGCATACAACGACATCAATAACAACTATAAGCCTTTGCCTTTCTTTTTTAAGAGAACAAGTATAGGAACAAGAGTAAACAAAGATGGTCTAATAGAAACAATGGGGCAAGATATAGCAAGAATAGACTATACAGATAGTGCTGATGGCGTTCTTTTGTTAGAGCCAGTTTCTACTAACTTGATTACTTATTCAGAAGATTTTTCTCAATGGACTGCATTAAATAATATTGTTGTAACTGATAATTTTACAAAATCTCCAGATGGAACACAAAATGCTGCTAAATTAGTTTTTGATGGAACTGCAGATGGAAGAATAGAGTTAAGTGCTGGAGTAGGTGGAACAACTACGCAATCTGTATATTTAAAAACAGAAAGTGGAACGCAAAATGTAAGCATAGGTGCTGGAAGCGCAGACTTAACTGAATTTACAATAACTGACCAATGGGTGAGATATTCTCATACTGGAGGTGGTAATTTTCCAAGAATATTATGCAATGATGCTGCCACAATATATGTATATGGTGCACAATTAGAACAACTATCCTACCCTACATCTTACATACCAACATCTGGCTCATCAGTAACAAGAGCAGCAGAGACTTGTAATAACTCTGGTAATAGTGAAGTGTTTAATGATAGTGAGGGAGTATTGTTTGCTGATATATCTGCGAATGCTAATGATGGTACTTATAGAGGTATATCTGTTAGTGATGGTAATATTTCAAATTGGGTTTTAATATACATTAACAACGTAAGTAATCAATTAAGAGTTAATTTAGCAAGTGGAGGTAGTGTTCAAGCTAATTTGATTCAAAATGTAACAGATGTTACTATTCCAAATAAGGTAGCGATTAGATATTCTTTAAATAATGTTAGTTTTTGGTTGAATGGAATTAAGGTTTTAGAGGATTTAACAACAATTACAATGCCAGTAGGATTAAATAAATTGTCTTTTGATAGTACTGGTACTGGTTTAGAAAAATTCTATGGTAAGACAAAAGAAGTTGGCTACTACGATGCAATTTTGACGGATTTAGAACTTGAGTATTTGACAAGCTACAGAAGCTGGGAATCAATGGTAAACGAATTAAATTTAAACATAATATACAATGGCTAATACATTAAAATTTGGTAATGGACAATGGGCAACTGGTAACGGAACAGCTCTTGCGTATAATGACGAGAACGCTAACTTTAAACCTCTACCATTTGACTTTACAAGAGCATCAAGTGGAACAGTAGTTAATCAATCTGGTTTAATAGAAACAGTAGGTAGTGGAATACCAAGAATAGACTTTCAAGGAAATACTAAAGGTGCTTTATTGTTAGAGCCTAGTAGGACTAATTTAGTAACAAAATCTGAAAACATACAAGATTGGAATAAAGCAAGCAATGCTTCTGCTGAATTTGGTTATGAAGACCCATTTAAAGGCAATAGAGCAGTTAAATTAACAAGTTCAAGTAATGCTCAATCATACCAAGTATATCAAGGAGGTAGCATTATGTCTAGTGGCACTACGTACACTTATAGTATGTATGCTAAAAAAGGTACTGGTTATATATTTAGATTAGATTTTGGTATTCCAGATAACGGATTTGTTCATATAGATTTAAGAGATGGAAGTGTATTGCAAGAAAGTGGAAGTGTTTATTATATTGGATATAAAGTAGAATCAATATCTAATGGTTGGTATCGTATATCAATGATTGCTACTTATAATTCATCTGCTTATTTTAGAGCTGGTTTATATCAACAACAAGGAGATTGTTATGTTGCTTTTGCACAATTAGAAGCTGGCAGTTACGCTACATCGTATATTCCTACATCTGGTAGTGCTGTAACGAGGGTGGCTGATAGTTGTACTCAAACTATACCTAATACTCTTGTTAGTACTAATGGAGGAACTTTGTTTTTTGAAATGGATAGTTTTTCAGATGAATTGCAACTATTTACATTGAGCGATGGAACAGATATTAATAGAGTTCAATTATATTACATTCCAACAAATCAATTTAAGATTTATTTAGCAATTGGAAATGTTGGGCTTGTTAATACTGGAGTTGCAATAACACCTACTAATAATAATAAATTTGCTTTTAAATGGAGTGCTTTAGGAACTAATCTTTTTATTAATGGCGTAAGTGTTTATAGCGATGCAGTTTCTTGTGTTTTTCCTTCTGGAACATTAGACACTTTTAATCTTAAAGATTCAACTAATACGTTGTACCCTTTGTTGGGTAAAATACCAGATGTAAGAATATACAACACAGCATTAAGCGATAGCGAATTAATAGCATTAACAACAATATAAATAAATATAAAATGAAAATTAGTAAATACGAATTTGATTCACAAGAAGCAGCAGAATTAAAAATAGCAGCTTTACCTCATTCAACTGATGAAGATGGTAATTCACGCCCTTCACATAAACACACTATTGTTAAGCTAGGACACATAGTACTAGAACAAGGCGAATATGATGAAGAAGGTAATGAAACTAAAGCTCCAGTATTATCAGACAAATATTCTGTTGATGTACTATGGAACGAACCAGAAATAACTACAGTAGATGTAGAAGCTATTTTAGATGAAGAAGGTATGGTAGTAACACCAGCAGTAACTTCAGTAGACCACCCTTATGGATGGAAGTCTAAAGCAATAGATTTAGAAGATGAAGGAGTTCACGGATTCTTTGGCGTAACATATCAAGGTAATAAAATGTAATGGTACAGGACTATAAAACATTATTTATAAATATGGGTAGTTTAGGAATATCACTAACAGATATTGATATAATCCTAAAAATAGCATTATTAATTATCACTATTGGATATACATTACAAAAATGGTATCTAATGAATAAAAGGAAAGATGACTAAAAACTTTACTAAAGAAGAATTTGATTGTAACTGTGATTGTGGTGTTTGTGAAATGCCTATAAATGTTTATCATAATGTTGTTAAAGTTGCTAATCAATTACAAGTATTAAGAGATGAGTTAAAAAAGCCAATACACATTAATTCTGCATATAGGTCAGAAGAATATAATGAAAAGGTCGGTGGTGTTAAAACTTCACAACATATAATGGGTAAAGCTGCTGATATTTCTGTTAAAGGATTCTCTCCATTAGAAGTATATAAGACAATAGAAAGACTTATAGAGAACGGAGATATGTTACAAGGTGGTTTAGGTTTGTACGATTCTTTTGTACATTATGATATTAGAGGAGAAAGAGCTAGATGGGATTACCAAAAAAAATTATAGTATGTTTATAGGATTTAGTTTTGTTGTAGAAAGAGGTTTGTTATTAGGTTGGGAATATTATCCAGCATTAGATGAAGAAGATAACGAAGAACTAAACATTTACTTTATATTTATTTGTTTACATTTCAAATGGGGTTATGGCGAAGAAGAAATTTAAAGATACTAAGGTAGGACAGTTTTTACTAAACAACAATTCTGGCATTGTAAACACTATTGGCGATGTATTGCCCTCTAAAGGCATTTTAGGCATTGTTAAAGGACTTATAGACAAAGACAAGGTATTACCCTTAAAAGACAAAGAAACAGCCTTAAAACTTCTTGAAATGGATATGGTAGAGATGCAAGAGATATCTAAGCGTTGGAATAGTGATATGACAAGTGATAGTTGGTTAAGTAAGAATACTAGACCTATGACACTTATATTCCTAACTGTTTCTATGGTATGTTTAATATTATTAGATAGCTTTAACATTACCTTTGAGGTAGATACTGCTTGGGTAGATTTACTTAAATCTCTTTTAATAACTGTTTATGTAGCATACTTCGGTTCTCGAGGTGTAGAAAAATTTAAGTCTATTAAGTAATAGAACACACTTATCCTGTATTTATAGTAACTTATAAAATATTGTGATTTGTGATTCCATTTTTAGATTCCATCACAAACATAAAAAACTTATATACTTCATTATATTGACGAAGTTATATAAAATAAATTAGAAAGTCAATCTATTTTATTAACAATTATTAATATCTTTATTTTAAAGTAACGTTATATATTCTTATATTTGAATGTGGATAACAATTTAGACATAGAAGGTTTAGATTATTTACAATGGAGTTTATTTGATTCTCCTGATGAAATAGGTAGTGGATATAAGTTTATGGAAAGACAACCAGTATATATATTAGATAAGATAGTCAAAAAGACTAGAAGAAACTTTGATATATTATTAGGCTATACTTCGCCTAGTTATGCTAACAAACTATCTTTAGCAACTAACAACTCACATAGAATAGGAAAAGCTATAAAGCTTAGAGTACTAAATCCTAAGAAAAGAATGGATTTAATAAGATTATTAATATTAGAAGGAGTATCTAGGATAGCTGTATCGAATGATGTAGTTTATTATGATACTGATGACTTGAAAGAAAGAGGTCTATATCTTTGGTAGACCCTTGTTTTGTTTTTTTGTTTTTAGAGAGGTAGGATTTTATTCTACCTCTTTTTTTTGTTTATTCAATATTTATATATATATTGCATCATAATAAATAATAAAACACAAAGTATGATAAAACAAAGTAGAAGATTTATTCCCTTTAGATATTGGGATTACAAGTACAATCCAATAACAGGATTTAAAACACACAGAAAAAACGAATTAGTATTTAACAAAGAAAGAGAAAACAGATAATTATGAACACAATAAATAGTTTAGTAGATTGGTTAACACAAAGCAATAGTGTGCTAATGAATAAGAACAAAGAATTAGAACAAGAAATAACAAGATTAACAACTTTTATATTTGAGTTATGTGACAAAGATTGTCCAGAAGATTATAAAAGAATTGTTCAACAAGAAATACTTAAGGACAATGCAAGAGATTAATTTCTATAATAACTTTAATATGTTAGGAGAGCTACTATTAGAGTTTAGTAAAAACAAACCTAAAGAATCTGACAAGTATATAAAAGCATTAAATGAAATATACTTTTATGCAAACTCTATGCATATAGAAAACAGAGAGTTAGAATTAGCTTTATCTCAGATGAGATATGAAACAAACAAGAAAATCTTTATATAGTTTGTATAATTAAATATAAATTACTATATTGCAACAATTAATAAATAAAAAACAATATGATAACACAAAAATTAATTGCTATTCAATCAAAGTTGAAAGCACCAAAGAATCAAAGAAATAACTTCGGTAAGTATAACTACAGAAGTTGTGAAGACATTTTAGAAGCAGTAAAGCCACACCTTGTAGCTGAAGACGTATCTATTATGGTAACAGACACTATTAAAGAAGTAGCAGGTATTCCTTATGTGGAAGCTAGAGCAGTATTCTTTGATGGAGAGGGAAAGATAGAAGTAACTGCACAAGCAGGTATTGACCCTAACAGAAAAGGTATGGACATAGCACAATCATTTGGTTCATCAAGTTCTTATGCAAGAAAGTATGCTTTAAATGGTTTACTACTTATTGACGATACTAAAGATGCAGATGCTACTAACACACATGGTAAAGACAAGAAATGGCTAAATGTTAATACTCCAGAGTTTAACAAAGCTAAAGACTTTATTAAAGGAGGAGGAAGTGTAGAACAAATAGAAGCTAAATATAAATTAGCTAAAGAAACTAAAGAATTATTAATTAAATAAATATATATATATTATGAGTGCAATTATCAATTTAAGTTTAAACTTAGAAAACTTACCTAAGGAGAAATTCGTAAAAGGTAAAAAAGGAACTTACTATAATTTAACAGTAAGTGTTAATGATGAAACTAACGACTATGGAAGTAATGTGTCAGCTTATGACTCTCAAACGAAAGAAGAGAGAGACGCTAAGAAGACCAGAAACTACATAGGAAATGGTAAGGTAGTATGGACAGACGGAAAATGTACTGCTGTAGTGAGGGATGATGAGCCTAAAAAGGCTCAAAAAGAAGTTGTATCAGCGAGTGACGACTTACCATTTTAATATTTGGGGAGGGTGTAAAAGCCCTCCCTTTTTTATTATAAACAAAAACAAACAATGACAGAACAAGAAACAATAAATAATATGTTCATGCAACAGATTGAAAAGGAATGCTTTGTAGATACTACAGAGATTATTTCTTATCCACCTGTAGCATTGTCTTTAGGGGAACATACTATAAATACAAAATCAGGTCTTAAAAAGTACCCTATACCAATAGGAACTTATGGGAACTTTAGTTTTGTACAAGCTCCACCTAAGACAAAGAAAACGTTCTTTATTAGCCTACTGGCATCTGTTTACTTATCAGGTAAAAATAGATTTGGAGGAGATATACAAGGTCATAAAGAAGATAGATGTTTAATACATTTTGATACTGAACAAGGTAAGTGGCATTCACAAAGAGTATTTAAGAGAGTCTTAGATATGAATGATGGTAAAGATGTTGGTTGCTACCATACATTTGGTTTAAGAACAGTAGGATATAAAACTAGATTAGATTTTATAGAATACTACTTAAGACATAAGATTGAAAAAGGTAAAGTAGGTTTAGTGGTTATAGATGGTATTGCTGATTTAGTTAGTGATGTAAACAACTTAGAGGAAAGTAATAAAGTAGTACAAAAGATTATGGAATGGAGTGCTAAGTTTGACTGTCACATAATTACAGTTATACATAGCAATTTTGGAAGTTCTAAGCCAACTGGTCATCTTGGTTCTTTATTAGAGAAAAAATGTGAGAGCCAGATAGAATTAGAATTAAATACTGTTCATACAGAGCAAGTAACAGTTAAATGCAAAAGAAGTAGAGGTTACTCATTTGAGACATTTAGCTTTAAGATTAATGACATAGGATTGCCAGAAGTAGTCGGTAATGTTTATGACCATTTACAAGGATTAGGAATTAAATATAAAAAGATATAATATGAATATAGATGTTAGAATAAAACGATTAGAAGAACAAACAGAATACTATAACTTAAAACTCTCTACATACAAAGAAAGTATTGAGGGAAAGTTTAGTAAAGAAGATTTACGTTACCTAATACAGCAAATAGATAACGAAATAGTATGATTAAATTAATTTGCCCTTTAGCAGTTTATTTACCAAGAGTTAAAAGTAAAGATAAGAGAATAGCAATAAATCTTAATACTTACCGAAACTTACATCATATAATAAACAATCAGGCTAAAAAGGCTTATTTAAACGCTGTTAGAGAGCAGATTGAAGGACTGACCATACAAACACCTGTAGAGGTCACTTATAAGGTCTATAAAGCTTCTAAAAGACGTTTAGATAAAATGAATGTAATTAGTGTTAC